TTTCCCAATAACCCATTTTGTTTTTCATAGCACCATGAACCATGCAGTTCTCAAGCCCCCCATCCGTCGCATAGATGCGGACTTCGCGGCCATCGCGGGTGCGGTATTGTTTGCTGATGTCGATCACAGTCCTTCCCCCTTTTCAAAATCCAGTTCAACCTTGATGCAGGCGATGCGGTCACAAGAAGCCCTAGCCGCCCGTGAATCGGCGTGTTCTTTGCTGTCCCAGATGCTGGTGGATTGTTCATACATATTCACCCACACCGTCCGCTTGTGGCGGGGGCGGACTTCGATGAGGTCCATTGCAGTTTCTTCCTTTACGCTTGCAAAACATCTCCCCGTCTTTGCGTTCCAAACAGCGAAAACCCACCTATCGCGGTTTTTAACAGCCCCATGAATAGTTCTATCTTCGAAAAGATCACCCCCATCCGTCGCATAGATGCGGACTTCACGGCCGCCGCGAGTGCGGTACTGCTTGTTGATGTCAATCATCATTCATTTCCTTTCTTAGGCGGCGCGGGCAAAGGCATCCAATGGGTGGCTTTGATCTGTTTTGAGCAACAGCCGCAGCCGTTGTCTATTGGATACAAGTTAGCATCAGCACAGTATATCCTTTTGCCGTCCCAAACCAAGAATGACGGCAGATCATCTTGCCAGTTATAGTTGTCAGGGCGCTTCGGCGCGGTGTCGATTGGTTGCCACAGGACGCTATGGCAGCTAGTGCAAACCATCCGCCCATCTTCTGTCTTCAACTTGCTATGTTGCCCGCAATGGCAGTCTGCTGTTTGCTCCAAGCTCACGCTGATCTCCTGTCGTTGGATTTGGCTTTGCGAATGTTGCGGTGACGAATCCATGATTCCACTTCTGGAGTCATTTGTCTAGCGGGTTCACCGGAAAAATGTCGCGGTGGCTTTGATTTGAATTTGTCTTGATATGCCCAATAAGCCCAGCCTGCCTTATAGCCACGAAGATTTGCATAAAGGATCAGTTGCGCGTACCATCTTTGACCATCAGCGGTTGGCTTCTGATCTGGCTTGGCAGAATGCCTACTGGCAAGTTCGTATAACTCTCCGCTTTCTACTTGTACCTTGTCTTGGGGGGTTGGGCGGTGTCCACAGGCGGGACAATCCAGTACCTTTGGCGGCTTTAGGAAGTGGCACTTGGAACATTCCTTTGGCAGCTTCTCTTTCGGGGCACCTTCGACCCTCTTGGCCTTCCCATCATCAAGCTTGTCATGATGGATGTCAGTGACAAAGCCAAGGTTAAGCGTAGTACTGGAGTGATCCAAGATGATGCATGACTCCTTGCCTTCCGCAGTCCGCAATCCCCTGCCGATCATTTGTGTATACAAAATCTCAGACTTGGTAGGGCGGGCCAGAATGATGCACCGAACGTCAGCGTCAAACCCTGTGGTGAGTACGCCCACATTGCAGATGATCTTCACTTCGCCCTTTGCAAACTTGTCTACAATCTCCCGCCGGGCAGGAAGATCAGTGTAAGCGTCCATGTATTCTGCTGGCACTTTGGCATCAAGGAACTGCTGCTGGATGTGCTTGGCATGTACCCTGTTAACAGCAAAACATATTGTAGGCTCACTGTTGCCACGTTCTAGCCAAGTCGAAACAATGTCAGCGACCAGATGGCCCTTGTCCATTGCGTGGCCCAATCCCTTCAAGTCGAAGTCGCCAGCCACCATCCTGACGCCTTTCAAGTTAGGATGTGCCGGGGCAAACACTTTGAAGGAAGATAGAGCCTTCCTGTCGATTAACTCACCAGTGGTTATACCGACGATCAGGTGATCCCATTTGCCGGGAGCGCCCATGCCCCTAGCCCAAGGAGTTGCTGTCAAACCAATGAATGGCACGTTCTCCCATTCAGGAAGCTGCATCCAGCGTTCGTACAGGCTAAACCCAACATGGCACTCATCGACGATGACCAAATCAGCTTTTGGCAGATTGCGGCGGGTCAAAGTCTGCACCGAACACACTTGAACAGGTTGGCTGATGTCAGTCATTTCGTGGCTGGCTTGGATTACGCCAAGATCGAAGATTCCGTTCTGTCGAAACCTTTCCACAGTCTGGTCAATCAAGCTGAGAGCCGGAACGACGAACATCACCCGCTTACCCTTCTGGCGGGCCATGTTGACCAGCGCAGCGGCGATGACCGTCTTGCCGCTGCCGGTAGGGGCCTGAACGACCGGCCTACGGTAGCCATTCGCCAATGCTTCACGGATTTTGTCGATAACGTCTGTTTGGTAGTCCCTGAGTTCCATTGTCTAGTTCCTGTTGTCGGGGTTTTCCCTATTATAGTATCTTATTCAAGTATCCTATTGGTATGTATCTTCCAGAGGATACTGATAGTTTCTAATGATAGTATATGGCACTCCATTAGAGTGGGGGGGCACTCCAATAGAGTGGGGGTGGCGTACCCGCATCAAATGCCACGCTCAAGTCCAACGTGTAGACGTTGGCAGTCTGCCCATAAACCCGCATCTGCATTACGCGCTGCACCATTCCGGCCTTCTCCAACCAGACAATACACTTCCTCACCTTGGATGCAGACAGACCCGAATCAGCCGCAAGACGGCCAACAGACGGCCAGCATTGATTTGCGTCATTGGCGTAGTTTGCCAACATAAGCAGCACCATTTTTTCTGAGCATGGGATTGATTGCTTGACGGCCCAAGCCATCGCTTGAAATGACATGGATTATTTTCCTGTGTTGTAAAGCTCAAGCGCAAGAAATATGGCGCGGGGGAATTTTGTGTCCCCAGCCATCCAACGGAACAATGTCCGCTCCGACACGCCAAGGTAGTCAGCAGCAAACCCGTAGTCCATTCGCAGTTCGCGAATCATCTTTTTCAGCTTTTCGCCGTTGGAATTGTCAGTCATATTTGCCTCATTTTTGGTGACAGTTTGGCATTTAATCAGACACATTGTCATTTATCAAGGGACTTTTGTGCCGTAATTATAATTTCCCTATTTTGCTGCACCCATTTCAGGGTCTTTAATGCAGCTTCAACGGCGGGTAATCTTTTTTCTGTGTCATCAAGGATTTCTTGAGGACGTTCACCTTTTGCAACATACCGGCGCACCAAATTAATGTAGCTACGGTGGTTGCGAACTACGTCCTCAAGAGCGGCTACTTGATCGTTTATGTTAATTTTATTGAACATGAGACCAATTTCTTCCGCGTTTTATCATGCCAATTACTTCGTAACTCACCCCAAACATTTTACCTATTTCTGTTTGAGTTAGCTTTGTTTCAAATAATTTTCGTATTTTTAATATATCATCTTCTTTTAGTATTGCTCTACTGTTTTTACTTCCTTTGCGATCACTTTGACGTTTCTTTCGCACCATATCGGCCATATTTTCTTTATGTGTACCTAAAAATAAATGTTTTGGGTTTACGCAACTTCGATTATCGCATTTATGACAAACACACATTCCTTTTGAAATTTCCCCGCAGAAAAATTGATATGAAACTATGTGGGCACCAATTGGTTTTCTGTTTAAGGAAAACTGTCCATAACCATCATTTCTTTTGGCAGCTTTCCATTCCCAGCAAGCGTCTGGGTCATTTGGTACAAAAACTTTTGCCATAAACCGATTTTGTGCCGGTTTTTTGGTGTATTTTCTTGGCATGTTATGCACTCCTTCCATAAAATACAGTTGATAGGCGCGGCCTTGTGTTATCGAACAGATACCAAGCGCAGTTGTCCTTACCAACGCTGGCGCTGCCTTCAATCCATTTGACACGCCCTATAGAAACTACAGCGTGGCAATACTCCATGTAAACCGATGATTGACGGGTGTGCGCCCAATCGGCATCGAATAACAGCCATGTAGGCTTCAAAATGCTGCATCGTTCTATGATTTGATGCAGCACGGGCCTATCCCAAGGCGGGTTGGTAACAATGTAATCAGCACCCTGCAAGTCATCTAACGTGATCTGTGTGGCGTCATGCTGCCAAATGCCATCAGCCATTGGCTCTATGTCAAACGCTGATGTACACTCATAGCCCAAAAATTTAAGGCTACGAATCAGATCACCAGCGCCAGCACAGGGTTCGCAATAACGCGCGCCCATTGGTAAATGACTCACCAGTGGCGTTACCGCAGCCAAAGGAGTGGGGTAGAAGTCCCGCTCCATGCGTTCAAAGTTCGACCTCTTGCCCATCATCATCCCCCAAGACCTGTGTGGCAATTTCTAATCCAAGATGCGCGTCTGCTAAGGGCAATCTGGAAATGTCTTCCAATGCCCGTTCAAGCTTCATGATGTAAGCTGCGGCTTCCTGTGCGGTTTTGCGATCACGAATTGTAACTTTACGTTTTAGATTGTGACCTATCCGCAGAAGGCGGTATGTTAGGCTGAAGTAGGTGGGATAGCTTCCAAAGTTATCAAACATGGCGGTCCTTCTGGCACCCACTTTGCCACGATCCATTCGCACAGATGATCGTCGTCCACAATCCCCGAATGAACCAGCGCGTCGTTGATTGCCTTCTCTAAGTTTCCAATGTCACGTTTACGTCTGTCTGGCCTGACGGCTTCAATGGTGAGTTTGTACTGACCAGATATGCGCCGCCGCTTGGCTTGTTCCTTGATTTCCCATAGGGTTTCCTTTGTCCAATCTACATATTCCTTTGACCGATACACCTTACCAGTCTTTGTGGCCCTCCAGAGACGGTTGACGCTAGGGGGGAACGGAATGGACAGTTCGATCATGGGCGCATTATGCGTCGAACCAGATTCTTCGTCAAGAGGGGTTGACTCCAAATCAGGTTCTGGTATGTTTTGGACATCCTACCACAGGAGAGAGAAATGAACCTTAGCCCAATCCAATACACCTTAGACGAACACCCGCTCACCCCCGACACTTATCTGTACGGCAAACTTGACGTTCTCATCGACCATGTGGACGATATGCCTTTCATTGACTCTTTCGAACTGGTTCGTGTAGTGAACCTTGGCGAAGAAAATGAAGAGCGCACCGAAGTGATTTTCGAAAAGGGCAAGGACAACGACCCGATTGCATGTGCCGTGTGGACCATGCTAAACCGCGATGAAAAGCTTATGAACGACATCTTCGACGACTGCGCCCGCGAAGGTATGTGGGCGGCGGAAGACGACGCTGCCGACTTTAGACTGCAAGCCCGCCGTGATGGCGAATACTAAAGGACAACCCAATGAAAATGTCAGACACCATCAACCAGCTTTCGACCGCCCTATCCATCGCACAGGGCCAGATTGACGACGCTGTGAAGGATCGTAAGAACGACTTCTACAAGGCGAAATACGCTGACTTGTCGTCCGTTCGTGCGGCAATCCGTAAGCCATTTGCTGACAACGGCTTGTCCGTTGTTCAGTTTCCCCGCACCGTTCAGGGTGGCATTGAGGTTGAAACCATGCTCATGCACTCATCTGGTGAGTTCATGGCTGAAACCTTGTTCCTGCCCGTCAAGTCCGAAATACATCCGATTGGCTCCGGTATTTCCTATGCCCGCCGATATGCCCTTATGTCCATTGCAAATCTTGCTGCGGACGATGATGATGGCAACGCTGCACAAGCCGCACAGCCGCCAAAGGAGCCCAGTTCCGCAGAACGCGCATTGGGTTTGAAAGCAATCAAGGTTGCGGAGAAGGGAACTGCCGCCCTTGGTGAGTTTTGGAAGGGCTTGACACAAGACCAAAGGAAAGTGTTTGATGTAGAAGCTATCGCTGAATTGAAGGCTCTTGCCGCCCAATCTGATCCAAAGAAGGAAACCAAGTGATGGAACAGCGCAGTGATGAATGGTTTGCGGCTAGGCTGGGGCGCGTAACTGCGTCCCGCGTGGCTGACATTATCGCCAAGACAAAGAGTGGCTATAGCAGCAGCCGTGACAACTACATGAACGAATTGCTTTGCGAGCGTCTGACAGGAAAACGTACCATCCTGTTTATGACTGCCGCAATGGCGTGGGGGACGAACACCGAACCAATGGCGGCGCTGGCTTATGAGGCCAAGACCGGCAATTTGGTGGAGGGGGTTGGGTTTGTCCCCCACCCTACTATCGAAGCCGCTGGCGCTAGTCCTGACGGGCTTGTGGACCATGACGGCTTGATTGAAATCAAGTGCCCAAACACGTCCACCCATTTGGACACGGTTCTGGCTAGTATTCCACCAGCCAAATACGTCACGCAAATGCAGTGGCAGATGGCTTGCACAGGCCGTCAGTGGTGTGACTTCATATCATACGACCCGCGCTTGCCTGAGAAGATGCAAATCTTCATTCAACGGGTTCCGCGCGATGACGCTATGATTGCGAATCTGGAGAAGGAAGTAAACCTTTTCCTTAAAGAGATGGGCGACAAGATCGCTCTGCTGGACGCAGCTTTCAACGTGGAAGGGGAAGACAATGGCATATGAAAAGCGTGACAATACCGGGGCTATGTTCAAAAACACCCGCAAGGAAACCGACAAGCAGCCTAACTTGACCGGGAACGCCATGATCGACGGCGTGGAATATTGGGTGAGCGGCTGGACCAAGGTAGACAAAAACAACGAAAAGTGGATTAGCTTTGCCGTGACGCGCAAGGATGGAGACATGGCTACAGGCGGAAGGCCCGCACCTAGCCGCCAGTCAGCCGCTGAACTTGCGGACGACGACCTTCCCTTTTGAGGTGAACTATGGAAAACGCGCCCTTATCAGAACAATTCCGACTCGCAGCAGAAGAGTGGGTAGACGCTGATTCTGTTGCTAACTTGCTGGAAGAGACTAAGGGTGCTGTTCTGTCTCGCATGATGGCGGCTTACGGTGACATTGCCGTAAGCCGCGCAGAAATGAACGTCAAAGCATCAGATGCTTGGATGGATCATTTGCAAAAAATGTTGGCGGCGCGTGAGAAAGCGGCGCTATTAAAGGTCAAGGTAGACTACATCAAAATGCGGTTCCAAGAATGGCAATCCGCCGAAGCAAACAACCGCGCTGAAATGCGCTTATAGGAGATACCCATGAAAGACAAATTTAAGAAATTTGAGGACGAAATCGCCAAAATGCCAAAGGGAGAAGCCAAAGAGGTATCTAAACTTTTCCTAGAAGTGGAAAAGATCATTGGTAAGTATGATTTCTCTATGAAAATGTCCACGCTTTCAACGGCAATGCTGAATGCCATCATGGAATATTCGGACGACACAAACGAAGCCCGCTCCCATGCGGCTATTGTGTCTTACAACCTTGTTTGGGGAATCCAAATGGCCGCTAATGCCATGAAAGAAGCTATGGATGAGCATGACGAAGACCAAGAACTTGATGATGAGTTTCACAAGAATATGATGAAGCACTAATGAAACGGGTCCGCATTACTGCCAAGATGCGGGCTGACATCTTTCTGCGGCATAGTGGCGTCTGCCATTTGTGCCGCATGAAGGTTGTTCCGGGAGAAGATTGGGACGTTAGCCATGAAATCCCATTGGAAGCTGGCGGTAAGGACGATGATACTAATTGGCTGGTTGCTCATCGCAAGTGTCATCGCACCCATACTAGCAAAGTGGACATCCCGCTAATCGCCAAGGTCAAACGCATCCATCAAAAGCACATCGGTGCCAAGCGCCCCAAGTCTCAAATGCCGGGCGGGCGAAACTCCATGTGGAAAAAGAAGATGGATGGGTCTGTTGTCAGAAGGAATGAGGGCCATGACGACCAGTGAAACGGGGTTTCAAGATAGGTTGAAGGACTCCGTCCACGCTGTTTTTGTTGTGGCTAAGTGGCTTCACCGGAAAGGCTATGATGTAAAGATTCCTGCCGAAACGGGTGTTATAGACTTGGGGGATATATTTGCCAACAAGCCAGACACACCAGTGAAACGTATTGAAGTCAAAGGACGCAATGTTGTATTTACATGCGCGAATGACTGGCCTTACGAAGATATGCTGGTTTCCAATGAAGCTGCCGTAAATAGGGCATTGGCTGATGATCCGCACTACGTTATACTGAACGCCGCGATGACCCATGCGGCACTGATACTGCCAGACACAAAACAACATTGGAAGGTAATCAAAAAATGGGCTAGTAACACCCGCAAGGAAGAAAGCTTTTACGCTTGCCCAATAGAACATGTCAAATTCATCAGAATTGACATCGAAGGAGAATAAAATGAGATTCCTGATTACGATGAATATGCCCAGTACTTCCGGCAACTTGGTCCATCATGTGACTATGGACGTTGAAGAAGTCAAATCTACAGAAGAATTTTGCGAACTGATGAACGGTGAAGAGTTCATCATGGGCCGTCAATGGTATCGCCGGAAGAACTACGACGATAGCATCTTCTGGGAAGATCGCGGCATGACCATCCTGAACACTTCCCATATTGGGAAGGTCCAAGAGTTTATCGACATGGAAGAGAAGATCAATGATGACGCCCAAGGAAATGCTGGCTCAGTGCGCCGAAATAATGACCCAGCGCGGGGGGGAGTATGGACATCTAGAGGAAAACTTTGACAGGATCAGTACTATAGCTTCTGTCATGTTAGGCAAGCACGTCAGCAATTACGAAATTGCCATGATGTTGCTTGCCGTCAAGCTTGGTCGTATGCAGGAAAGCAAGCACCACCTTGACAACTACATAGACGGCATTAACTACATGGCTATTGCCGCCTATTTCTTGAAAGGCGAACTACCAAAAAACGAACAGGAAACCAAATGGGAACCCCAATAAACCCAAATACAGACGCTATCGTTGAGATGTGGAGATCGGGCCTAACCGGGAGTCAGATTGCTAGAAACCTTGGCATTACCAGAAACACCGTTATGGGTATTCTGGGCAGATGCCGGGCTTCTGGTAAAATTGACTACCGGATGGGTGCGGAACGCATCATATCCGTCAGGGCTAAGATTGCGGACAATGAGCGCAAAAGGGTATCTGTAGTCAGCAATTTTCTGCACATAGCAGTTGCTGGTGGAGATTTACCTAGTAACGGACCAACCAGTGGCATCACGCTGATGAAGCTAAAACCAAGTTCTTGCCGGTACATTATCGGCAGAAATGCAGATGATGAAGCACTGTTCTGCGGTGAGCAAAAAGGCGCATCATCATACTGCAAAACACACCACAAGCTTTGCTATACGCCGTCCTCTAAGCTAAAGGAAAAGCCACATGCTGTTACAGCTTAACCCACCGATCCCCGTTGTCACCCCAAAGGGCAAAGCTCTTGCCCACATCCTAGTGGACTATGGCAGTGACCATGATCTGATTTGGATAGTCTTTCAAGCCGATGGGCAGTGCTGGTGCTGGCAAAACACCGACATCAGGGGCCAGACCAATATCACATATGGGCGGTCTACAAGCAGTGAATTTGTGCAACTGTAGGAGTCAAATGGCTTGCATGGTTCTGGTGAGTCTGCCATAATCGGCAAGTCAAAGAATGGTCTTTGGCTTACTTGCGGCGAAGGTTATGCGTATGCCGCCTGTGTAGCCCAACCCCATGATTTGTCGTGAACCTACTTGCCCCGGTCTGTTCGGTCAGGCCGGGGTTTTTTATGCTTTGCGAATGTTTACGAGGCGGCTACCCGCCTCCAGCGCCACAAACTCATGCGGGTAATGCGCGGGCCAGTCTACCACATTCCCACACACCAGTGTGCGTTCCCAGCCGTCCCCATGCGCCCTAAAGCTCCCCTTGGCGACGATGGATATGTGTACATCCGCATCGGTGTGGGTGTGCATAGGCAGAACGTCATCGACTTCGGGGAAGTCGTAGACCGCCCCGTTGATGATTCCGTACTGGATGGGGATCGTCTGCATCATGTCAGATTACCACCGGCTCAGTGATCGCATCCGCCGGGTTGGGCGCAACAGGTTCAGCCGGTGCGTAGGTCTTGGGATACTCATCCAAGATGACCCAATCAGGGCCACGGAACGACGCGAACTTGTCAGCCGGGAAGCTGGGCGGCGCGTTGAATGTCCAGTCAGGTGGCGCACCGGCATCCTCCGCGATCTCGCGGGTCTGATAGGTGTAGATGCGGTTGGGATCGAAGTTATAGATCGTTGGCATAGCTCACCTCACGTCTTGATGTAGTTGTAAGCGCCCCAAGTTCCTAGCCCCAAGGCGTTGCCGCCAAAGTCTGGAACAGTGAATTGGGTGCCGGTTGTGTAAGGCAACGGATTCCATGCAGTGCCGGATAACCCGTAAATTCTTGTATTATCAGTTACCATTCTGGCTGTAGTAAACGCTCCATATCCATTAGAAACTGGCAAAATAAACCAATTAATCAAGTCGGAACTATATCTTCCACTCATGTAATATGTGCTTGTTGCGGCCAGATATGAGACATTCCCATAAACGCCAGCGTTTCCCTTGTAGGTCCAAGTGATGCCATCAGGGCTGGAGCATACATTCCCACGATCATCTACTGCGACAAACAAGCTATTTGTAAAAGAAACGTAAAGAATGTATGAACCATTCATGCCCGCCGGGACCGTTCTACTTGTCCATGTTCCGCCGTCCGGCGACGTTGAAATTACCGGGACGGGTGTTGATGCGGTTGACCCTCCAGCAGCTACAATTATACTAGCTCCAAAAGCTCCTGTCTGAGCAAAAAAACCTATATTTCCACCGGCAACCCAAGAAACACCGTTATTTGTACTATATAAAGATGAAGTAGCAGAGTAGCTAATTACAACCCTAGACCCCGTATAAACAATTAAGTTAGCTGGCTGATCTCCATAACCAACGCTAGTAAAATTAACGGCAGAAGAAATTGATGAAACGTATCCAAGATTAAAATCAATCCCACAACAGGCATTTATTCTTCTGGCCGGGCCAACATAATTTGTTCCAGTCCACACAACTTTTCTAATAAATCCGGGCGTAGCACTACTGCCAATTTGCGTAAAAGAAGCGCCTGAATTTGAAGAATACCATAAGGTAGCATCGCCGCTTGTAATAATAACATTGCTATTAGCATAAGAAATATATTGACCACCAAGGTTGTTGTAATACTGCGCTCGTGACGCAGGCAGCGACCCCAGCACCCCAGCCAGCGTAGGATAGGCGGCTATGTTGTAGGTGGACCCATCGCATTTCAGGTAGCCAGACGGCGTGGTGGAGGAACCATACTGGATGGTCTGGCCCGTAACCGCACCGCCAGACGGTGCTGTACTAACCCAAGCCGTGCCATTGGACGCCATGACATTGCCAGCAGTGCCGGGTACGCCAAGCGCATTGGACACGCCGTTAACCGTCAGCGTCCCGCCCACCGTGGCGTTGCCCGTGATGGTGTCGGCGGGGGTGGTGATGCCGGTAGTGCCGTTCAGGGTGATAGCCATCAGTTTGCTCCCAACGCAGAGATTTGGGCAGAGAGCGCAGCAAGCTGTGCCTGCAACTCTTCAAGGGTGGGCTTGGGGGGGCTAACCGGCGCGGGCGGCGCGGGCTTTACAACAGCCGCAGACCCGTTCCAGTAATAGGTGCTGGCGTCAACATCGTCGGCGCACGGAACCCAATAGAGGGGGTCAGCAACAGGGAACTCATCACCGTCAGGAACGGTCTGGGCGATGCGGACACCAATCTGAGCGGGCGGCGTTGCGTAGTTGTAGACCGGCTCATTGGGTGAGATAAGGGCTTGCTGTGTCATGTCATTACCCCACATATTCTAGGTAGATGATGCCGCCGACGCCGCCATTCGGGCCACTTGAGCCAGCCCCGCCCCCGCCCGCAACATAAGAACCCCCACTAGTAGCAACTGGGGTCCAATATTTAGCAGTTGATGACACCCCGGCAATCGCCGATTGATTTGCAACAGTTCTGAAATATGGAACAAATCCGCTTGTTGAGTTAACGGTGCTAGAAAAACTATTAAGTAAATTACCCCCTGATCCTGCGCCGCCGGAGCCAGCTCCGCCGCTAGATGCACCCGTTGCGCCAGTGGCAGAAAGAAAAGACCCAAAAGAACTTGAGCCGCCAACGCCTGATGTCCCCGAAGCAACTCCGGCAGAGGCTGCGCCAACTGTTGCTGTATAGACAGTTGTCGGCACAACTGTGTAATAACCAACAGCAACCCCACCCGCGCTACCGTTAAAGATATTTGTCCCATCATTGTAGCCGCCAGAGCCTGCTGCAATCACTGTCGCGCGGACTTGCGTAACGCCAGCGGGGCATGTCCAGCTTCCGCCAGTAGATGAAATGGTTGTGCTGGAAACGGTCTGCGATGCGCTGACGGTATATGTCCCAGTCGAACCAAACGATCCCGTCAACTGCGCCGTGATCTTCGTCCCGGCAGTCACGCCGGTGCCAGTAATAACGGAGTCAATCGTCAGAAGCCCACCGGCCACAGCCGTTACCGTCAGGGTTGTCCCAGAAATGGAGCCAGTAGAACTGAAGCCGGTCCAGAGCCTGTTTTGAAGGTTAATGCCACTGCTTGGCGCAGAACTAGTCCAAGCCGATCCTGTGCTGGTCAGCACATTGCCTGCGGTGCCCGGAGTGCCAAGTGAATTAGTTACGCCGCCAACAGTAAGCGTCCCGCCTATCGCCACATTGCCGCTGGCGTCATTGACGATGTTGTTCGTCGCGCTGGAGGGGTGGATGACGTTGATGGATTTGAGTGTGGACACCTTATGCCCCCAGTTCAGCTTGAGACGCCACCACAGTCACGGTGGCCTTGGTGCTGGTGCTGCCCGCAATGCCGGTAGCAGTCACCGTCACGGTGAACTTACCAATGGCTGTGGGCGTGTAATCCTTGAACCCATTTGCGGGGAACGTCTGCCCGTCATCCGTGGAGAGCGTCACGCTGTCCACATTCTGGCTTGTCCACAATAGCGTCGTCATCTGGCTGACGAAGATCGGGGCAGGGGAGAAGTTTGCTTCGATGGACGGAGGACCAACCCACACGCCCGTGGCGGGGTCGTAGTGCCAACCGATGCCGACGCTGAGTTCGTCGATGTTGACCGTGTAGTGGTCAGCGGGCGGCGACCAAGGGCCAAGCGTGTCGTCCCAGACGATGGTGTTATCGCAGATGTTGGTTGCGGTGATAATGACAGCATAAGTTGACATGCGTTTCTCCTTAAGCCGGGAAGACGGTTACGATGATCTGGCCTGCGCCGCCAGCCCCAGAGTTACCGGAAGTTGAGCCACCGCCGCCGCCTGCGGGCTGAGTTCCTGCGGTGCCTGTTGCGCCGCCTGCGCCGCCGTTGCCACCGTATGAAGAAACACCGCCAGAAGTATTTGTTGCGGTAGCGCCGCCGCCCCCGCCGCCCCAAACGGATGGGTTAGCAACAGAACCAGCGCCCGTTTGGGCTCCGCCACCTCCGTGGAAAAAAGCTTGGCTAAGCACCCCACCAGAACCCCCGGAGCCTTGCCAAGCGTCAAGAGCGAAATATCCACCGCCACCAGTCACGGATATAAGGGGATAACCCGGAAGCCACGGTGATCCGGTGCTTCCTGCACTTAGTTGGCCCCCGCCAGTACCGTTGGTGGTTGCAGCGTTTCCGCCACCCCCGCCCCCATACGCAAATATAAGAGAACCAAGACTAGTCGTACCACCAGTATTTCCGGTTCCGTTGGCTGATAAGGCAGCTCCGCCAGCGCCAACTGTGGCCGTTTCTGTTGCCCCCATTTGAGAAAGAGAGAGCCAGCGTTCATTATACCCGCCGCCGCCAGCGCCTGCTGAATTACCCGCGCTGTTCTTTCCGCCACTCCCCCCGCCGCCCCAGCACTGCACCAGAACGCGCGAGCCAGCAGCATACGCAGGCTTCGTCCATGTGCCGGATGAGGTGAAGGTCTGGACGTTGATTGCGCCGCCAGTGGGGGCCGATGAGGCCCAAGCCGATCCCGTGCTGGTGAGTACATTGCCCGCAGTGCCCGGCGAAGTAAGCCCCGTGCCGCCCTGCGCCGCAGTCACCGCAGTGCCAGACTGGAGAAGCGTTCCGCTGGTATTGGGCAGCGTCAGCGTTGTGTCAGTAGCAGCCGCGCCCGCAGTAAGCGTGACAGACCCGCCGCCGGAACCTTTGATTGCTACAGGCATTAGATCACCGTCCAAGTTGAGCCAGTGGGAACAGTTACTGTCACACCTGAATTTATCACAAGAGGCCCAAATGTACCAGAATTGTTAGCAGTTGGAATAGTATAGTCTGTCGTCACCGTCTGCCCGTTGTTGTAAAAAATGGCATCAGTGCCGCCGCCAGTGGGAACAGATGTGCCCACCGAAGCGACATTCCAAACATCCGTGCCATTGCAAGCAACAACAACTTGCGCTCCACGCGGAGCAACCTGTGTCCCGCCGCCGCTGCCAGACGCGATAATCACCCGTGAAGCATTGCTGGTCGTCGTTGCGTTGTTCACTACCCATTGACCACCCACACCAATGGGGATGGTGTATGTAACGTCGCTGGAAATCGCACCGGAAATCGAAAGAATCAGTGACCGGTATTGCGCTGCCGTCAACGTGACGCTGCCTGACGTGGCATTAAGGCTAGTGACGCCGCCAAAGGCTTGGTCGATGATGGTCAAGTCGCCGTTGACGGGGACGTTCCAAGTATCGACGTAATCGCCATTGGCTGGTAGTTCCAGTACTTTGTTAGTAGTAAACGTACTAGTCATACTAGCCCTCTAAATTTCTGTTGGCGATTTCCAACGCATGTGCCACATGGCTGTCGGGAGTATTTAATAGTGATTCGGTATTGGAATTGATACTCTTTTTAGCCCGTTCTACTTCACGGATCAGTCGATCAGAGACGCGGCCACCAGCCTTGCGGCCCATGCGGTTTCCGGGGCCATTGATCGTAAGAGGGCGCGGGTCTTGGTATCCGGGTTCTTTTTCAGTCTCATTAAAGAACGGCGCAGGCTTCAACCGACCAGTGACTTGAGCCGCATCGAAAGACTCCTTTGTGATAGGAGCCCCTGCCAATTCTTTTGCCTGCTGCGATCCAGACCGTAAAGCGCCGGTCGCCTTTGAGCCAAGCATCTCCGCTATGGAGATTGCCGCACCCGTCACAGGGCCGAAAGCGGTCGCACCGCTTGCAGCGCCAACCAACCGCGCCGCGCCCTTGAGAAAAGCAATGTATTCGCTCTGCTTTTCTGCTTCCGGCTTCTTACTGGCAGCAATGATCTTTATGCCTTCAGACAAGCGGCGCAAATCGGAAATTGACGGTTGCTCCCCTACACCGGAGAACACACGCTCCGCAACGCGCGGATTGTACGCCAAGAACTTGTCAATTCGCCCAGCAAGCGAAGACACATCCTTGCCAACTTCCGGTGTCAAAACGTGGTTTCGAATTTGTTGCGTAACTGCCGCCATTTCAGGGGTATTCTTGCCCAGCGCATTTTCCAAGCGAACATACATTGCCTCGCCTAGCAGCGGCTGCATAATACTGCCCGTTAGTACTTTTTGCGCCGCAGAAGCGGAGCCGACTGGGATGTCCTTCGCAATTTGGCCTGTGCTCTGGTCAACCATTTGGTTAACTACCCGCATAAATTCGGGGCTTGATGTTCCATACTTGGCTGTAAAACGTTGGTGAAAATCTTTTGACCCTTCCCTAGCTTTGGTAAGCTGCTCCGTAAGCTTCTTACCAATATCTGGATCGCCCTCTTTGGTAAGGGCGTTTTTCAAGGCATTGTTGTAAACTTCATCAAACCCATCAAGGATAATAGATGTTGCTAATCTATCTTCCCGCTTGGCGTTGTTTTGAAACCCTTTCAAACGCTTGCGGACAGCTTCGTAATTTGCCACGTCACGCATTGCAACGCCGGTTGCTAAATCTTTTAATGGAAGGTTATCAACGGCAATACCTTCTTCAAGATATTTCATCGCCTTCGCAGCTTGGTCAAGACCAGACCTAGAAAGTTCTTCCGACCCAGATGGAATTTGTTTTTCCAAAAGCATTGGGTTGATTGTTTTCATAAAATTTGAAGGGACGCTTTCATCAAAAGTGGCACCCTTTCCCATTTCAGCAAGCTTTTCATATCCTGCACGAACTATAGGCTTGGCTTCTGTTATTTTGCGATGAAGAGCTTCCCCAATAACGTCTTCTGCGGGTGCCGTACCAGCCATTTTCTCCGCTTGGGCGGCAAGACCTTCGCGAGCCTGCTGGGCCGCTTGTTCGCTAACTTCCTTGGCGGATGCGGGGGCTGCCTTGCCAGCCACTGTGCTAAGGGGTGCGCCGGGGGCAAGCGCCTCCCTAATGACGGCAGGGCTTGCGCCTTTGGCCTTTACAAGCTCTTCAAGACCGGGAATGTCTTGGGCTGTAAGCTTACCCTTGCCGACAGTTTGATCTATAAGCCCTTGAAGTTCATCTGGAGACGCGCCCTTGACAGCACCCGGCATGATCTTGCCAAGGCCGTAATGCACTCCCGCACCAAGCCCAGCACCAAGCGCCGCATCACGCGCCGCCTTTGCTGGGTCAAGGCTTTCGATGCCAGAAGAAATACCAGTCAATGCACCAGCACTAGCGCCAGCACCGGCAAGTTCAGCAGCTTTCGTGGCACCAGTGCCAAAGCCCCTAGCCTGTGCAGCAGCTTTCGCAGCCTGCGCGCCCCTAGCAAGTGCGCCGCCGGGGACCAGTAGGCCGCCAACAATGCCGACAGCCGTTCCAGCGCCAGAAGCATAAGGATTCTGCCGGGCAAGTGCGTCTTCGTATTCTTTTTGTTTTTCATAAACCTTTGTATAGGACGGCTCATTGCCGGTAAGAAAGGTTTTTGCAGCAATCGCATGGGAAGGTACGTTAAACAATGCTGCATTTAGCGCCGGAATAGCAGCCGCCTGTGCAGTTTGAGCCGCCGGGGAGTACCCCGCCTCCTTCAGCATGGCAAGATCGGATTCAGCCTGCTTTTCGCCCTTCCCAATAGCAACTGGCTTTCCGGCGGGCGCAGGCGGCGGGGCAAATTGGCTTGCAATTTCGTTTACGGTGCTTTGCTGTGCTTCTGGTGACAGCGCAGTAAACTCATCGCCAACCTCCACCCTGCGACCCATGATTTCAAGGATAGGCATTACTGCACCACTTTCCAAGGCACATTGGTTGTGCTTTTTCCAGATGTTGGGGCCGGGGCAACATCATTTTGCCCTGTGTCTATACCTTTGGGCTTGTAACCATACGGGCCGTATTTTTCAGAAATGTTCCTTACAAGATTGCCGATGTTTTTGTCATCGCTTTTTGGCAAATCAAGCTGGCTGAAAGCCTTGGCGATGGCCTGATTGTACCCGCGCTCTCCCATTTTATCGTTGTAATTAAACGTAAAGGCGGTCGGGTCAGAATTTCTGTGCTTTGCCAGATATTCCCTATCCCTATCCCTGATGTATTCCATGTCACCCAAAGTTTGGCCGATGAGAGAATAGATGGCTCCGGGGTCCACGCTTCCGCCGGGAGTGATTTTTCTCTCCACTTCAATGCCTGCTCTTGGGGCGCGCTGCAACCCGGCAGCCGCAAGATTGCTGACAATTTGTTGCATGGCAATTTTGGCAGCGTAATCAAAAGTGGATGGATTGTTTTCCCCAACTTGATAATCAACTCCAATTGTTTTCAGGAAGCTGTTGATGTCGCGCTGAAGTTCTGCGCCATATCCAGACTTCAAACCTTGGCCCTGCAATCTGGAAAGTTCCATCATTTGGGAATATGTTGATCTGTAAATTTCATCGCGCTTTCCGATAGCGTTTACAAAGTCGTTCGCATTTCCAAGGCGCTGTTCGGAGATTTTCTTGTTGTTGTCAAGCTGCTTAGATGCGGCACGGGTAACAAGCGCGTCCAAACGGGCTTGCTCTTCCTGCGCTTGTTTATCAAAAATGCCAGCTTGCGCTGGATTTACTTCCGCCAAAGAAGCTGCCCGCGTCTTCAGTTGGTCAACTCTTTTTTGAATGGTGATCGGATTATTAGCACCAGTCAGGCCATACTGCGCCCCGTTCTCACGGACGTGCTGGTCAATCTCAGTGGCGCTCCACTCTTCCGGCGGTTTGTCCGTTATCTTGGCGGGGACGGGTTGAGCCTCGCCAGCAAGTGTGGGTTGTTGACGGCCAGCAGGAATTTCGGGGCGGGGAGGACCGCTAGAAACCGTAGGCGCTGCCGCAGGCGCACCCTTATCGGCTCCAATAGAAGTTTCGGCTTGAGCGGGCATGAGACCGTCAGAGGTTGATTTTGAAATGCCAGCAAACGCCGGGTCAATCCCCGCTGCCTCAAGCATCTTAGATACAGACGCCTGAACCTGTTGCGGCGCAACAAGATCGCCGGTTCGCTTGTTCCTAAAGGCCACGTTGCCGTTAGCATCGCGGGTCTCTTGGAAAGTGTTCTGGATGATGTCAAACACAGTCTTTGTGGCATCCATCTGTTGTTTGTATTGAGATTGATAGCCAGACACGCCGCCAACAAGACCTTCGCCTACTGCACCCAACAATGTCGGGTTCTTGGAAGCCAACATGGAGCCAAGACCAGCCAGTGCGGGAACCCAAAAGTTAGCAGACGTGGGCGTTCCCTGCGGGACATACTCATTAAAAACATCGCCAAGGGAGGCCTCACCAGCGCCCTTGCCGCTATAGGAAGACGGTGTGCGTTCGGATCGGCCCATTACACCCGGTGGGCGGGGCGCAAGGTCTTTCCCATCATAGTACCGATCAAACATTGAGATATACTTGGGTACATTTGTCCCCAGCACATCAGCAACGTCGCCAGCTTTTTCCATAGGCTTGCCAGACAACCACATAGACGCTACTTGTCGCGGATCGTCATACTGTTTCAAATAAAGGCCAGCACGGTGCCTAGCAGTGGCGTCCTGTGCTTTATTATCCTTAAGAAACTCTTCTGGCGTCATGCGACGGCCAATAGCCGCCTCCGTCCAAGACGGGACGTTTGCGCCCATAACTTGATACGCACCATAAGGGCGATCACCTTTGCGCGATTCAGGGCCGGTAATGTCGTAGCGGCCCCCGCTCTCAATGCGGCGCAAAGCACCAAGGGTGCGATCAAGACGGTCATCAACAGGTTGTTCAACAGGAACATCAGTTGCTTGCGCGGAAACTTCTTCCGTTGGCCCACCTTTGTCATATCCTTGGCGCGGGATCAACCCACCATAAGCAAACGGCGTCCTGCCACCATCAGCCAAAAACATAGCCAAAAATTCAGGGACTTGCTGACCAAAGTTCATTGCTGCCGTGCCAAGGCCAAGCGCGGACGATAGTTGGCTTGCGCCGCTCTGACCGCCGCCACCACCGCCGCCGGGCTTGGGCAGGCTTTTGGAGAACTGCGACCCCGCGCGAAGGACATCCTTCATGGGGTCTTCGCCGCTCATCGCTTCGGATGGGTTATATGGAATGGGCTCTTCATCATCGCCACCGCCCATAGCATATCCATGACGGGGGACAATCAAACCCCCGCTGGCAGCAAACTGCTTTTTGGCAAAGTCAAAGACGTTCTCACCCTTGAACTTGCCGCCGCCGCCTATCAGGCCCGGCATTTCACCGCTGGAGCCGGTGGCCGCAGAGCCGACAAGGCCAGTCTTGCCCATGTCATACAGGCCAGCAATGCTTTTCCCGGTTTCAACAGCCGAACCCAATCCTGACTTGTTCTGCTGCAACAAGCGGCCATCCGCAGTCATCAACTTACCAATGGGCAGATTGGCGGCAGGGACATACCCTGTTACGCCCGGCATACCACCAGTGTTTGGCATCCCCGGCATACCACCGTCCGCAAAACCCTCACCAGCAAGGCCGGGGGCAACCGCGCCACCCATCGAAGACGGGTCATAATCGCCCATGACGCCGCCGCCGTAGTCCTTATTGCTGCGGGTAGCCTTGTCGTAATCAACCGTCTTATACATCTTGCCGTCAGAAGCCGGAGCAAGACCAACGGCTTCGGGCTTACGTTTTTCAACATCCTGCGCCATAAGGCCGATTTGGGTCTTATTGTCACCGTTGTACTTAAAGCTGTAGATTGGCAGACCGTCATCCGTCTCACCAATTCGGTGAGCATCATGCTTCAAGCGTTCATCAGAGAAGAACCCTTGCGGCTGCGTCGTCGTTGTGGTCGAACCAGACAACGAACCAGTGCCCATAGCAATGTTGGCAAGGAACTGTGCGGTTTGAAAATCATAGCCACGCTGTTGAAGGAACTGCTGGTAGCGGGCAGTAAGATCGGCTTGTTGTGTCTGTTGCTCCACCGTGCCAGCGGCAATCTGGGCTTGCGCGCCTTGAAGGCCAGCCTGTTGCGCTTGCGTTCCAATGCCAGCAACTTGTTGACCAGCCTGCATCCTGCGGGCAAGATCGGCGGCAACAACGCCCTGCTGGCCTTGTGCCGTCTGTACAGCTTGCTGGTAGCCCTGCTGGTAGATGGGAGCCAGCGCCTGCGCGGTAGCAAGGTTCTGTTGACCAGCCAACTGCGCCCGCTGAAGGCCGGAACGCTCACCAAATGCAGCGCCAGACTTGATAGCCTGCGCTTGTTGTTGGGAACGCTCTTGACCCTGCTGCTGCTGCAAAGCCTGAAGGGTGGGTGCGGCGACGGCTTGCGTATAGGGGTTCTGATAATAACCAATCTGGTTCTGATTTAGCGCCCCAACATCCTGCGCCCCGGACAAGGTAAGGCCGGTGGCGGCATTGTAGTAAGGCTGCGCTTGAGTTGCAGATGTAGAAGTGTTTTGAATGCCTGCGGTTTGGGTGGGCGTCAGGCCCGCGACAAACTGGTCGGTGTAGGGTTGGAATGGTGTTTTGGCGACTTCTTCCGCACGGGCATTGACGGAGTTGTACCGCGCCAAAACCTCTGGCGGGATACTAACCGACTGGCTTGATGTGCTTGTCTTGCCACCCATTCCATTTACTCCGATGGAGCCGCAAAGGCTCCAGTCTGTGCATTATACAAGAAAAACGCGCCACTAGGCTTACCAAATTGACGCTCATAAAGACGAACCTTGGCTTCGGTTCGTATATTTGAAAGTACACCGATAATCAAAGGCAAACCTAATTCATCGGATGCCTGTTTAGTAAACTCACAAAGACGCCTAGCTCTTCCGCCCTTGGCGCTTCTGTGTTCTGGATGCACAAAAATGGCCTTTTCTTCTAATACAGGACTTTGACTATACCACATGGTTCCTACCCTGAGAAGGACCGCACCTTCCAAAATACCATTTTCACCTTCGATAATACCCATTAAACCTTTATCAAGATTCAATGCGGGCCAAATTTCAGCCAAAAGCTTTTGCGGATCAGGATTTACAAACCCGTTTTCCCCGCAGGCGCTTAATGCCAATTCCATCATAGGATGCACATCTTCCGGCACCCCAATCCGTACCCCCAAGTCTTCAGCCATGCTTATACCCCCATTAACTTTGCTTAGGTCCGGGAAGCTTTTTCAGCGTATCCACGGTTTTAGCTCTCATTTTCGTGACAAATAAGTCTAATTCACCATGACCGACATCCATGTCGCCATTTCCCATGTTTGCCACCACTTCGGGGGAGATTACATATTCTCCACCAGCGGCAACGATAGGGACCAACTGGCCTGCATACCCACCAGTGGCATATCCCGATGTTTGCCCGCCATATTGGTTGGTAATGTCATTCATGATCCTAAACCCAGCCATCGTATTACCTTCTCCCATTGCAGAGATTATGTCTGCCGGGATAACGTAAGACCCTGACGGAACGTGCATTGGCAAATGGTCCGTGCGGCCAGCCACAGCACTGTGGATGGGGCCAATGTGCGGCTTAATACCTTGGGTTTGTGGCTTGGCAGGAACCATGATTTACCCCGGAGAATAGGTGACATTGATAGATTGGCCTGTGCCGGGGACGATCACCAGCCCGGCGTTAAAAAACTGACCAGTTTGATACACTCCTACAGTGGCCGGTGTAGCGCACAAGACGTTCCCCGCAGCCGCCAAGGCGGTTGTCGATGCGTTATTGATCGTCCCGGCTGAACTGCCCGCAACAACCACTGCATAGTTGACCAAATATCCCTTTCCAACGATCACAAGGGTAGAACCTGTGACGGTGGACGATGTTTGGGTTCCTTGCCCACGCAGATTGGACGCAGAAATGTTGTTTAGCGCAATGACGCCATTCTTCTGGGTAGTAAGAATGTCAGAAAGACTTGCGCTCATTAGTAACGTCCATCTGGTTGGAAGCGGTAGCGAATATTCCCAAGCCTCCAAAAGGAATCAATATCGTTGCTTTCAATCTTCACAGAAACAAGGCGGCCCCTAAACCTTGGCGTCAAGAACGTGGTGGCTTGCGTCATGGTGTACGGCCCATATTGCAGTGGAGTTTGACCAGCATAATCAGCAACGTAGAACGTAATTAGCACGTTTGCGCCCTGCGTTCCACCATAATAGCCCCATTTCATATCGGGCCAAATCTGGTCAATAAACATCTTTTCATTAGCTTCTGTAATGACAAAATAGCCCGTCTGAAAAGACGAAAGCATTGGGCTCCCATCAGCATTGGGCGATGTTTCATGCTGGTAGATGTAAGTATTGTCACCAGCGCCAATTGGAGGGCCAAGAACTGATTCGTTGATCCAAGCAGTGCGGCCCAATGCGCCGTAATCCCATTGATCCAGCACAAAGCTATATTTGACGTAATGGCTGTTTTCGCCACCGTTTCCATATGTCGGGTAATACCAAGCAATCTCACCAAACCTAGAATTGGCTGCAAACCTAATCCGGTCCAGATTGGTTGTGTCTAGGTCTTGGAAGATAACATCCCAGACGGGGCATCGGATTGGCGTCACGCCGTCTCCAGATAGGCGATAGAATTGGCTTTGCCCCATCCAATAAACAATTCCGTTTACCGACCCCGCCGCTTTGGAGCCAATCAACCCGCAGCCGGTTCCAAGTTCATTGAATTGATAGACATATGGAGGCCCAGAATACTGCATAGCCCATATGCCAAGGTCCGTCCAAACAAGGCCCTGTTGCGGGCCTTGGATGCACTGAACAATTCGCGAGCCCTTGGGAAGCCTATAGCTGCCTGCTTGGTTAGTTATTAGCCCGATCCATTGGTCATAATCGTTCACGTCTGACCACCGGATCAGCATTGGATCAACAATGCCGGTAAAGGTGGAGCCCCACGCCACAACTTGGCGCTGTGGCATTGCCACAAACATGCCGTTATTCACTGGCGGGGCATTCGGTATCACTAGCGCAATTGGATTGCCAGAGTTGGGGTCCCATTGGTAGATTGGCCCGCCAAATGGGGAAGAAAGAAGAAATCCGCCCCAATTGTCCAAAGTCCAATCAGTTGCGTTGATCGGCACGCCTGAGCCAGTTTCAGCCCCCACGCCGCTGCCATAAGCGCCTAAGCCGTACCCGCCAGCACCATATACTGTGGCAGCGTCCCCCGGCCCAATGCCGTTGTGATAAAGAAACCTTACATTGCCCGAATTTTCAGAACCGCTGGTTGTCGATGTAGCAATGGATGGCCCAGAAATTAAGAACTGACTTGTGCTTGATACTGATATTACTGTGAAGTTCCCATAGAACGTGATCCCTCCAATTGTTGAGGCAACCAGAACCGGAAACGTATCACCAGCAAGATAACCGTGGTTCGCTAAGGTAACAGTTGCAAAATCACTATCTAGTGTAGTGTTGAAAACTGGAACAGCGCCACCATTAACAACTGTAGATGTAGCGTTTGCGTTGTTGCCAAGGGCGTCAGTTGCAAGTATTGTGTAAGTATTAACAGAAGCGCCATAGTTATAGCATTGGTATTGACCAAACAAAACAATGCCGCCAACTGCAACTTGTGTTTTTATATTTACAACGTCATAAGGGTCTACTTTTCTTCCGGTATCTGTAATTGTTACTACATTGCTTCCGGCTGTAGTTGAAAAATTAACAGCAACATCTACGGTTCGTGATTGTGGCGTAATATCATTAATGCCACCACCGATAATGACATTAAGAGAACCGCCGCCGCCAACGATGGTGCCGCCAGATGTATATGCCGTTGTTGTTGCACTCAAGTACGACACCGAATTAGGGGTGGTGCCAGTCACTGTGTATGTTCCATTGTACCCGGCTGGAGTTATGCCGGAGACAATGATCTTCTGTCCTGTTATGAAGGTAAATAGGTCGGTGTAGGTCAGTGTAGCCGTTGTGCCGTTGCCGCTTGCGCCTGTTACAGTGATAGGCCCTTTGCCATCAGCACCTACGGCAAGGTAGGAATTTGCATTAGTGTCTTCCCATGCCCAAAGGCATCTGACATAGGAGCCGATTGCACTTACGAAAAACTTGGTCCAACCGCCAAGCTTCTGGACCAACCCACCAAGGGTTCTATCCGGCACAAACCGGATAAGCTGGCTGTAGGAAATGGCAGCTTCATTAAGCGTGGGGGTCTTAGTTTGATCCACGCCCGCGAGCAACTTCAGGGAACTATGGGGCATAATGCGTTCCTTTTAGTTGCGGAAATTTTTGCTTTGGTTTCATCAGTATGTTTTTTTCCATAAAAATGATTTTTTTCTCCCATTTGTCCCATGGACACAGAAGCCGATATTTTTGCTTTATGTTCTTCAGATTTTGGAATACCCTTTAACCGCGAAGGTTTACCCTTATTAGCGTTTGAAATTTTCTTTTTTGTCTCTTCAGAAAGAAAAGCGCCAAGCCTTGGTTTTTTGCCTTTTTTGGCATCTGACATTTTTTTGCGCTGTTCTTCAGACATTTTTTTACCGCGCATTGGGCTTGGCTTTCCAAAATTAGGATTTTTTTCGCCGCGAAGCCCAACTCTCCCGGCAGGACCCTCCCCTCCATCAGTCATATTAGATAAATCAATTCCGTTGTTTTTGTGCATTGCAATTTGAGTTTTTTCTAAATCAAAAGCTTCTTGTTCTGTTAAATTTGAAGCAACAATTCGCACTTCCACGGCTAACCCGCTTCTGTGAAGTTTTGCTTGAATTGCTTTGTGGTGAAGATTCCTTCTTGCCATCAAATTGGCGCGCCCTCCCCGACCTTTGCCAACATAGAAAGGCTCATCACGATCCGGTCTCCAATGTTCGTAAACATAGAACATGGTTTACCCTCGCGTTGGTGTGGCTGCGGTAGACGGCGACTGCGAAGACCACGCTGCGGCTTCAAACTTTTTGCGGTTCTCTTCCATCATGGCTGACTTGAGAAGTGCCTGATACTGGCTTTCATAGGTGATCGCCATCTGCGGGTCATCATTGGCGCGGCCAAAGTTGCGCTGATAGGCACTGATGTAGATCATAGACGCCATGATAAACACATCTGGCAAGTAAAGACTGATAAATGTTGTGGTATTTGTTGCGGAAAGGCTATTTGGGCGGTAGGTGCCAACAATCTCACAAGTATAGTTGGCATCTGGATAGGGACCAACCAGAAACGTGTAGTCATCAAATGGCACAAAATACTGTGGAACGCCACGGTTTGCAGTTGCGCCAGACCCATATACTGCGTCGATAAATTCTTTAGTTGTTGGCAACAATGGAACGCGAGTAGCTGTATCTGGATTGCTGGAGCCGCTAGGCGTCAGGACGTTGATTTGTTCAGGAACCACAAAAGTCCCCGCAGGGACCGCAATGATCCTGTTTCCTGCCGTGAGGCCATAGGCTGTGGTGGAAATAGATGTAAACAAGAAATCCAGATCACGGTACATCCTATTTTCAGCGTAGGTTATCATCTGCGGCAAGATGGTGAGGTACGCAGAATCGCTAGGCGACACCACCGCCATAGTGGCAATCTGATCCACATAGCTGTTGGTGCCCGCCACAGTTCCGGCGTATGAAAGACCAGTAGTCAATGCCTATCTCCTTGCCGGTCCATTATAGCACCTAATTAAGGCCAGCGCACCAACCTTCTCTGCGGGCATTGTTTACTTTGATTTCGCGGATCGTCTGGTCAGTATCCTTGGCAGACCAAGAAATATCCCGCCAAACAACGCAAGCCGATTTAGTCGTTACGCTGGAACTTGTCGTGCTGGCGCAGCCCGCCAGCGGAAGTGTCAACAGCATCGCCAGAACGTATCGCATTTTCAGTCCTTTCAAGGGCATCTAGGGTGGCTTTAGCTTCAGCCCCAGCTATGGCGTCAGATCGAACCTTCATGTAGATGCCAAATATGGTCAAGACGGCAATAACACCCAAGATCGCATACCTACCAATAGGTGTGAACAGCAGGCTAAACACCGTGTTCCTCCATGTTGCGGTAACGCCAATACCAAATTGCGCCCGCCAGAGCCCCGATTGCCACCAATATTAAGAAGTTCGGGCCAGACACAACTGAGGTAAGCGCATCAATCATGTCCGATGCGTCTTTGGCTTGGTTGGTAGCTTCCTTGGCGGCACCCATGACAGCCAACCCACCAGTGACAAACGCGGCATTTCCTTGCTTGCTATCCGCCATAGTCTTGGCAGGAGGCAGAGCATCCGGCTTGGAGCCTGATTCGCTATGGTCTACCTTTGCTGCCTCATCAACACCACGCCACAGAGCGGCTTCCGCACGGCGGCGGCGAACAAGGCCGGGAAGTTCTTTGCCAGCCGCGCGCGTCCACCGCATGAACTGAGCCGGGACAGCATCGAAATTGCCAGCATTGACCATCTTCAAGAGGGTAGATGACCGAAGATTGCCAATGCCGCAGTTGAACGCAAAGGACACCAAAGCATCAAATTGGTGCTGCTTAAGTTCAACTTTGACTAACTCATCAACGCCTTTTTCAAACTCCAAAATATCAATGTGAAGAAAGTCTTCGGCTTGTTGTTGCGTTATCAGCATCCCGCGTGAAACGCCCTTGGTATGTCCATACCCAATGGTCCAAGGAGCCCCGCCCGTGCCGGGATCAGGGTAAGCAGCAAGGCGGCAACCTTCAAACTCTTTGATAATGTCTAATGCTTCGCGGCTTGCCAACATGGTGAAATCCCTATCTGTCTGCTTTGCGTTGCTCTAAACTACTAAGTTTTTCAAAGATTTGGCGGCATATCTCTTTGATTTCCTTGAAATCTTCACCGTATTCCGTCTTGCTAACGTATGTTTTTGGTAGGTCTACCTCCAATGAATGAAGGTCTGCCTGAAGCTTTTGAACCGCGTCCCAAATCTGGCGGGCAAACCAACCAATGCCGCCAACAATTAGCCCAGCAGCAAGGTTAAACAACATCTGGGGGTCCATCGCAACCTACCTGAGAGCCAGTAATCTTGTCTTGAATATACACCACATTGCCCGAAAGACGAAGATCGTCTGGTGACATTTCTGATGCTTTTTTTGCTTGCTCAAGAGCAATACTTAACAAGCCAAGATGATATGCGGATATACTAGCTAAATCATGGGCTTTGTAACCCCACACTTCGGGATCGCAAGTATACACCCTTTCCCGGTCGGTGATTCGCAAGGTTCTCATGGCATAGGCGAAGCATTCCTCCCAGCGGGACTGCCTGTACATAAGCATAGCAAGTTCACACCAAGGCTCCCGTGTATTGGGGGCCTCAGATGCTGCCATTTGAAAAGCTTTTTCTGCTTCGAAGGGTTGCCCAACTTCATTGTAGCAACGTCCCATCACACGGTACGCATAGCACCGCTCATTCTGCCATGTTGCACGGGGAAGCTTGAGATAGTTTTTGCAAGCTTCAATAGCCTCCAACCAGCGGGAGTGAAAGCTTAACTCACGGGCATAGTAAAAGGCATTGCGGGGGCACTGGGGGTCTTCCTTTACAGAAAGCTCCAATAAATCCATGTACTGTCCGCGCGATTTGGTTGGGTCTGGTTTGTGGACCGCCAAGAGGAAGTCCGTTTGCGCCCAGACTTCTGTAATGCGTCCGTCAGGTATAGGATATTCGTGGCAGGGATGGTGCCACATATAGCCGTTTCTGGCGTGGATTTTCTCATAATAGAACGCGATGCCGCAGCCCCAATCAAACATGTAACGGAGGCGGGTGGTCTCTCCCTTGATCCAGACACGCTCTATCTCCTCCCTCCAGCCAGGCTGGAGAACTTCGTCGATATCCAAGCTGATGCAGACATCCATGTCTCGCGGCAC